AGTTGGTGTAGAAAATGCGGAATACCAAACTTCTGCATATTGCGTAATACCAGAACTTGATGTTGTTACTTGTACTGTAAATAAAGGATTGGCAATCGTTGGATATTCAGCAACAACCACTGGAGCGTAAATAGTGCCAAAAAATATTGGGTCTCCAATGCCTGTATTAGGAGAAGGAGAAAATTGCGTAATAGATACATCATCAAAAATTGATGGGTTGTATTCTTGCAAAAGCAATTTAACGGCAATTGAACCATCATCACCAAAAGACTCGGTTACTTTTGTACATCTAAAAAGTTTTGCCGCCCATCCGTAATTTACGTTTGTAATCGTGACAACGTCACCAGCTTCTAATTGCAATCCAGGAAACCCTATAGCACATTCAATCTGCAAGTCTTCCCGAGCCGCTTTCAAGAATCTATTGGCAAGATATTGAGCTCTTACATCATTATTTACCAAAGGAAGAGATATTGATTCTTTATTTACTGGCTCATTTTGAAACAACAAAGACGGATCAATAGCGGCAAGATCAAATGTGGCTGAATTAAAAGCGTCTTGGTTGTTTTTGTCGGGGAACTTGACTTCAATAACATTAAAAGAAGAAGCCAAGTCAATAGGCGTAATCTGAATAGCGGAAATGATATTTGAATCATTTAGCGCCATAGCCACAGAATAGGATGGGGTTTGAGTAATGACACCCCATTGAGCATAGATCTCGTTGTATCGTATCAAGCAGTCACAGCAAGAAGCCATGTTCTGCAAGTTATTCATAATTGACTGATTGGTATCTAAAACGCCATCAAATCTAAATCTCGTTTGCGTGACAGAAAATCCAGCATAGGTTGTGTATGTGAACGATTGATCACAGTAGTTGTTAAGCGTTGTTAAACTTGCAGTGTTAATTTGCGCTAAAGGAATAGCCGCGCCGTAGCGAGTGTTAATTAAATAATCATAAAAACAATCGCCTGGACGGTATCTTGAATTTATTACCTTGAATTTTGTTTGTTGTATTCCAGTAATACCCGCTTCAGCGTTATATTTCAATTTCACAATTGCAAAGGCGCAATTACTCATGACTTTTTCAGCAGTCCATTGATATGTAAGCCCTGGACTTTGCATAATCTGAATTGCCGATAAAGCGGAATTGGCTGGCTGTGTGGACCCGTTGCTATAAAGATAAATTGAAATCAAGCCAGCAACTTCTGTGTTTACTTCGCCGGTAGACTCGTCTGTAAGGGATGCAACTGTATATCCATCACCGGCAAAAGCAACCAGTTTCCCACCGTAATATATATTTCCAAAGCTAATGGTATCTGGCGTTTGACCAGTGTTTGTGCTCGTTACCTCTGCAAGTGCAATTACGTAATACAGCGTTTGATTGTCGCTTGTGATGCTTAGATCTACTACTGTCCCGCCTAACCATGCTTCGCCATAAACCACAGGTATTTTATTATCTGTAGCCGGTGGTATTTGTTGGCGATTCCCAGGGTTTGGAGAATTTCCTGATGCGTCGGGAACGTCTGGTCGCAAGGTTTTGGAAATGATTGTTGATACAACCAAATTAACAGCGAATGCGATAGCGGTATATGCAAATGTTCCCGCTGCGGCAGCTCCCAAAATAGAAGCTGCAATATAAGTGCCAATCGCCCAAGCCGGGGAAGTGGCTAACAAAGCCGCTAACGCAAGAAAAAGTTTCATCATTGAATCCAGTTGATGTCCTTGGCTCGAAACCCGTAGCGCTTGTAATCAAAATCAGGGCTTACATCTAATTTTGTCATTGTGAAATACTTTATTCTTCCGTCTTTCTTTAGTTGATTGCCATAATCCAAATAGCTTTTAAACAACCTATAACCTAACGTAGTTTTTCTATACTTGGGTTTTACATACCAAGCCAATTCGTTTAGCACCAATATTTCATGATCCCAGATAGAAGGGGATATAAAACACATTAAAAAACCTTTTTGCGGCTCATAAAAAATACGGCCTGCGCCAGCAAAAATATGATCTAAAAGCCGATTTACGTTTTCAGTATTTGTCGAAGCATAGATTTCATCAAAGTCAGCAGAGTCTCGAAACTCTACGCACATATCAATGATGTCTTTTTTATCAAACTGATTGGCATCCCGTATCATTCCGTTTTGCCAAATTGATAATTGATTGTTGAAATGAACGGAACTCTGTTCATGCTTGGATCTGTTGGGTTAAAAAATTGCCAAGAGTTGTTGTTGGTATATCTACCAGCTACGCGATTTTGCAAAATGAGTTGAATTGAAGACGCAGACATTGAAATAATTCCTACAAACTCTCTTACTTCTTCCATCCATTGTTCAGAAATGGTAAAGGAAGAAATGTACCCATTAAAGAACTGATATAAACCACCGGAGCCGCCACCTGTAATTAGGTTTCCGTCTGTATCAAAAAAACCTTTCCAGGCTTCAATCTGCGAGCCTTTGATCTGCTGACCAAGAACAAGACCAAGCATTGCTGTGTCAATGCCGACTACAGTAAATGTCGTTTCGTTAGCAGTGCTTTTGATGTCTCTCGTAGCCTCTCCAACCCTTACTAGCAAACCCAACGCAGAAAACGGTTGAGCATCTACTGCCGGGACGGTGATAGCCGAAGCAGTAGTCGCTAATCTGTAAGTGCCGCTAGCGCTCGTTATTCTTACAAAATCCGCATACCGAATATTGTTTGTATTTTGTACGGGAGCTATGTTGTTCATAAAACACTTTCAAATGCGACAAAAGATCCTGACCATTGAATAAACGAATCGTTGGTCATTGGGGTCAAAGTATAAGTCGGATAATCCCTAAGAATCACTGGGAAAGTAGTTCCTGTATACGTGCTGCCGCCTAAAGATATTGTCGTGCCAAATTCTCCTATGACGCATTGCACAGGAGACGCAAGAGTCGCAATAAGGTTCCTATGAACCGGAATTGTTACTGTAGAGCCGCCGCCTCTTTGTACATTAGCCGTTGCGATGTAAGCGTATCGGCCAACCTGACAAAAATCCCCTGCTTTTACGATAAAGGCTGAAGATGATATCGCTGGAAGATCGCCTAATACTAAATTTTTAGCAGCTGAACTTGTTTGCCAGTTGCAAGCGGCAATTTGACCTGATGTCATATCGCCTTGGTATTTAATGTAATTTGTCCAACCAGTGGTACTAAAGTTAAGGTATTGCTCCAAGGCTTTATCTGGTATACGCAAGGTATTGAGTAATGATCTGTTTTGCGAATAAAGCAAATAATTCATCGGCTTCATCGTAAAAGCAAATGGCACAACCGTAATGATTTCAGACGTTGAGATCCGCTGGTTTCTTGATACAACCTGTCCGACAAATCGCTGGTCATTTATTGAAATCGACTCAGAGATTGAAAGGATCGTGGTTAAACTCATGATTACCTCGATTGCGGAATAGATCTAGAAGCCGATTGGTTGGCTGACCAAACAGACATTTTATTCCTAGCCAGAAATTGAGCGGCTGATTGAGTATCTATAGCTTGCATATTGGCAATGTAAGGCCCGTTGTAGTTAACAGTTTGGCCTCCACCCATAAGCATGTGATTGGGAACGATTGTTCCGCTAGCATTAGGAACAAAGAGTTCCGGCCCTCTTTCCCCGATAACGTAAGCCTCATTTCCTTGCACTGGGCCTCCATCGGCCATAAACCCACTAGCCGCAAGAGCTGCAAAATTACTCCCACCACCAGCGGCAGACAAATCAGAAAGACTAGCGCCGCCACCTAAAAACCCGCTTGCATAAGCTAGCAAACCACCGCCTTTAGGCGAAATTAAATCAAACATTTGATTAAATTGTTTAGTCGCCATCTTTTTAAAGATGTCTAACAAAACGCTTCTAAAGATCTCTCCTGCATTTTTGCCAGAAGTAAATGCGTCAACAATACTTGCACCGAGACTCTTAAACCCATCTCGCAGGTCTTCTAAGATATCGTCAGTCTTTTCAAGTTTTTTATTAAAGTCTTCGTACGCTTTGTCAGTAAGCCTTGCGAACTGTTCTTGAGTAATCTCAGATTGCTCAAGCCACTCGTTGTATTCTTTGATTTGGTCGATGTAGACTTCTAAAGGCGTCCTTGTTGATTCAATTTGCCTTTTAATCTGAGCAAACCTTCTTTCCCCAACATCAGACGCATCTTTTTCGATTTGCTCTTGTCGCTCAAGCGTCTTGATGTAATTTTTAACGGCATCTTCTTGTGACTTGTAAAATTCCTTGGTCGCCTCTTCCTCTTCTTTTCTTTCTCTTTCTTCAAACTGCTTGCGTCGTTCTATAGACTGCTTGAGCGCTTCATCACGCTCTTTAAACGCAATAATTTGTTTTGCCTTGGCAACCCCCTCAGCGCCGCCTTGCTTTGCCGCCTCAAACAATAAAGCGGCATTCTCGCCTTCTTTTAACTTGCGGATCTGTTGATCTAATCCCTCTAAGTAAGCCTTTCTTCGCTCTGCTTCGCGCTCGGCAAGCCTTTTTGCATCACTCTCTTCTTTCTTTTCGGTGTCTGTTTTGGCGGCTTTGGCTTCGGCAACCTTAACAAATGTTTGCAGTAAATCGTTTCTTAACTTTTGCCCTTCTTCGGTTGCTTGCTTTGTAGCCAGTGAAAGACTAGTTACAAAAGACGTTAACTCCTCAAAAGTCCTTTTGCCCTCTTTAAATTCACGTAGCTGTTGAAATAATTTTTGTGCCTCACCTGTAGATAAGCCAAGATCTTTTGCTAGCTTTTCAACAGGAGAGTCTCTAAAGATGTTGAAAATCTCTGGCAGCGCCATCTTCCACATCGGCGCATATTCATTGATGATTGATTGCGTAAATTTCTTTACTTGCGAATCTAATTCAATAGTGGCGATTGCTTTTAGTTGGTCATATAGTTCTTGTAGAGCTGGTGCGGTATCTTTGCGATAAGACTCCGCAATACCTTCTAAAGATTGCCCTGCTTTATTGTTTGCGGCAATAAACGCTTCTGCCGCGCTCGTCGTTTCTTTTATTTGATCCTGTAAGTTTTTAACGTCGCCATTCAGCGCTGTAAAAGCCGCTACAGCCACAGGAATGCCAACAGCAGCAATAGCGCCCAACACCACGCCCATCGTGCCAAACCCGCTTAATAATTGCGGTAATTGCTGTGCTAATGCTTGGGTCGCAGATGTTCCCGCGGCCATTTGTACAGAAAAATCCTGTACCTGATAACCAACATTTCTTAGGTTATATTGAAAATTCTTCTTTGCATCCGCGGCTTCATGGATTGCAGAAGAATATTTTTTGGTTTGCGAGCCTGTTGACTCTAGGCTTTGCCCAAGTTCTTGAGCCTTTTTCTTAGCTTCGTCCGCGCCTTTTTTAAACTCAGCGGAGTCTAAACCAAGGCCAACCTGC